AATAGCATCGCAAGATTGGTAAATGCAGAAAGCAATGCCATACACATAGCATCCCAGTTTTCTTTGATCGCTGCTGTGTTACCACTAAATAATGAAACCAGTAATTCAAATGCGGTAATGATCGCCATGACTACATCGATTAAAGCACCACCTAGATACTTAGTGACAAAGAAACCAAACTCGATTAGATAGGACATACCTAGAACAAGCATATCCCATAGTGATCTCAATGCATCTTCATTGTCTTTGACCCATCCAATCATTGCCCCCCAATATTCACCGAATAGTGATTCTCCACCATCCATGTAGGTCATGAAGTCATCAACGAGCAATATAATTGCAGTAAGCGCAATCAAGAATAAACCAAGTGGTGTCGTCACAAATGCGAGAATGGCGGCACGTTTCAGCCATAGGAAAGCGCCTGCTAATAATAGCAATGTGTTCTTCCAACCGATTGTTTTATCAATCAGCATATCAAGGCCACGTAGGAAATTACCAAACGCACCAACTGCACTAGAAATCCATTTTAGAAATACGGTAATGCCATTTACAATCGCATCTTTATTTGCTTTTAAAAAGTTGTCAATTGCTTTAATGGTTTTCTGCATGGTCGGCAAGAATCCGAAAGCCAATTCTACTTTTAATGACTGGAATCTCTTGCCTAGTGTTTCGACTGAATCCTTATATTTCTTTTGTTGTTCTAGTTGATTCTTTGTGACTTCGGTTAATAGTTTTTCTTCTTTGATTAAATCTTCTAGCTCCATGATTGTGCCGTGGAAAACACCCCACGCTGCGCCAAGTGTGCCTGTAAAGAATCCAAGCACACCCATGATGCCCTCGATACCAGATACAAAGCCGTCAGTCGCTTCATAGGCGCGAGCCATTGCGCCCTCTGTCTTGTCAGCACTGTCGGCAACGCCATCCATAGCCTTGTCGAATTCTTCAACTTTCTTTGTATCTGCTTTAACACCAAGTGCAATCAGAAATTCGTCCAGTACCAAGATAGCCACCACTTATAAAATTCTTTGTCATTATACCATTAAAAGAAAACCCAGCCGAAGCTAGGTTTTTACCTTATCCATTTCATCTTTACTATTCAGAAATCTAACCAAAATGGCTTCATGCAGGTCTATCCATTCATCTAAAGAATAAGCACCTTGCTTTAACTCGAGCATTGATGCTTTCTTCTCCATGATGGGTAGCCATATAAACCAGTTTACCCGACTTTCGCCAGTGCTTTGTTCATCGCTTGCCCTAGCATAGTCTTCGCAAATGCTTCGCCACTTGGTAAGAAATCCAAAAAATGGAACTTCAACCCCGCAACTAGAACTTGTGTGTAATGGCTGCGATGTCCTGAGAAATGGGCAGACTGTTCATTTTTAGAATTAAACAAGACACCTTTACCATTATCGACAACTTTGATTGTTTCAAATACAAAATCACGAATCTTATCAAAGTTAGCACCTGATAGATTACCAAGTACAGCGCCTAGATTGATTTCAAAGTCAGGCGTTTTTTTACCATCTTCATCTTCAACCATTTTTACTTCAATAAGACCATCGGCAAAGTTTAACAATTTGCGGGCATGGCTTTCTGCTTTGAAAAAGTCCGCTTCCACAAAATGATACTCAATGCCTTCAATTTCTAAGATGTCTTGCTTAATCATTTACTACTTCCCTTCGGTCAAGATACGATCTTCATTTTCAAATGTAATGGTGTATTGCATGTTGTTATGTCCATTACCACGAACATAAGCAGGCTTTGCAGTGAACCATCCATTGATCAGCTTAATCTCATCACCGTTCACTGTATCTTTATAGTATGCCTGTAAAGGTGAATGTGTTTTGAGGTTAGCCTGTGATTTTAAACGATCATTCAGGAATTTACCATCAGGGCTGTTCTGCAATAGTGAAATAACTAACTGCGCCCCATTCTTGTTTGTTGATACAAATACAGAACGGTTAATACCTTCCGTCAATGTGCCAATGTCAGAACTAGGGTTAATCTGTAAAACGTCTGTGCCATCTGCCCAATCATTAATGGCGTGACCATCAATAACCAGAACAGAAAAGCGGTGATCATAAGCTGCCATTTATTAACGCTCCCCAGTGCCTAAGCCGTAGCCTTCTTGTTTACCGAATCCATATCCATCTTTTTTCATAATATTAACGCTCCATCATTACAAGAATTTCTGCTGAATGAATTGCACCCGCTTCTTTAGCTGCCACTTGAATTGGCATTGCTTTACGCGCTTCACGATCAGACTGTGATTGCAAAGTGTAAGAATCCGAATACATATAGTAGCCGCGAGGCATAATGTCGCCAGTGTTCAATTCACCGAATGAAGCACCGTTCCAAGTTAGGTTTTGACCTAAGAAGCCGTTACGAACAAACTGTTCATGCACTTGAAGCAATGCACCCTCTAGCACGACTTGACCTTCATCCGTTTGTGGAATTTTAGGCTGTTGGATTAAGCGCGTAGCTGCTGCGGCACGTAAACGGTCCACATAAGCATCACGGCCAACTTTACTGTCGATAAAGAACAACTCAGTCCCAACCGTGCGACCTTCCGCAAGGAATGAAACACCATCATAGTCGGTGTAATAATTGATGCCTAAACGATCAGCTTTATTTGCCATCGTGGTCGTGATATTCGCATCACTAGAAACCATTGGTTGGCGTTTGAACTTCATTGTTTTAGCAGTGTTATTGCCTTCCCAGTTCGTAGAACATGCCTCAACAAGCAATTGTACTGCCGCGTGTTTTTCTCCCGCTTTATTCAACTGTACAAGCATCTGCTTATTGTTTTTCGTTGCAATGCGGTAAAGCGGGTTTGTGCTGTCATAGTCAAGCATATAATCAGCTTGAGCTGTAAACGCGAATACATGCGGCTTAGCACTTGATTGTAAACGGTCGTCAAATTCTTCAAGCTGCGCGTCAGTCATTGTCGCACTAACATAAAAACCGTAGAAGTTTGGTGTTTCATCATCTAAGCGAGAAATCAAATCAGATGGAGTTTGAACTACGGGCGCAATCGCTTTTAATCCGCGAATCTGAATAGCGCCACGATTTGAAGTTAATCGCAAGTCATCCGCAATCTGTCCACTAATTGCAATATTGTCGGTATCAACATCAACGCCCACAACTTTACTCGATACAGAATAAACTCCGTTCGCGTATGCAATTACAAAACGGCTAGATACACCCAATGCAGTGTTTAATGCTGCTGCAAGTGAAGCATGGTCTGTAGGTGGTGTTTCAACTGGCGCGGTATAAGTAACAGTTTCAGTTACATTGCGGCTAGTGATTGTAAAATCGTAGCTTGTTGCCAGTGATAGGAATTGTAGCGGTGTTTGTGTAGCGGTTAAGCTATTCGCACGTGCTGCAACTGCGTCACCATCTTTATTCCAGTACACGATACGAATCGAGCGCGGCTTCATCGGATGACTAAATGCCATCGCTGTCGCTTTGCAGATTTCAGCCGCAGTGCCGAAGATGGATTCTGTTTCTGATTGACTAGAAACGTCTAAATATAATGCGTCAATAAATTGATCGCTATATTGATCTGTGACATAAATCGCCAGTGATTGGTCTTGTGTTTGTACTGCGGATGGTGTGTCCAGCAGTCGCACAGTCAAGAAACGATCAATTGATAAACTCATTCAAGTTTCCTCTATTGTTCTATTTGTAAACCGAAGTCTACGCTATTAATTTGGTTCAATTGCTCTTTAACGATTGTCGTCTGACTTACAAGTATGTCGAACTGAGCACGTTCTTCAAATCCCGCATCCAATGCGATTGATGTATCACGCAATGCTGAAATCTGTAAAATACCAATGCCTAGTTTTTTCAACTCATTTACCGAACTTGACAGCCGCAAAGATGGATGCAACCTCTCTGCCCATAGTTTAGCATTTTTACCGATGAGCTGGATTGAATACAAAGCGTTAGACTTTGCTTCCGCATATTCTGTATTGCCATCAAACTTGATAGACGTACCTTGTGGTGTGCTTGTTGCTAAATGCACAGTCACGTAAAAAGCAATGTTAGTTGTGTCGATTTGCGTATTGGATTGAATAACCAATGAGGGACTAATACCGATGAGCTTGGCAATTAATGCACGTAGTCCAGTTGGTTTGAATATCTTATGAGCGTTTATCATGCGTATGGGTCTGGCGTAGGGTTGGTGATGTCTTGAGCGCCACTATATAGCGTAAATAAGCCGTCATAGTAGCCATGCTGTGACCAATCTTCTGTTGTTATGCAACGGTATTTATTGCCACCAAAATAAAGATAATCACCGTTTGAAATTTGGAAGTCTTTGCGTGTGAATACCTGATAAGTCGGCTTGGTTCTTTCGCCTTCTGGAAGTCTTTGCAATGTCGCGCCAGATGCGGGCTGTACATTTGCCCACACTCGATAGATTGATTCAAATTCTTGTGGGTTGCCATTTGCATCAGGCTCACGCAGGCGCACAAAGCGACCCTCATCAAATCCTAGATTTCCGAAAAACTCATCAAATCCGAATGGGTTAGCAGTATCCGAAACAATGCCGAACTCTACTTGTTGAATAAAGTCCTCATCAAAAAGCAGTTCTTCAATGTCTAGCATAATAAACCCCTTGCGTATGGCTTATTATAACATGTAAAAAAGCCCCAACATGAGAAGGGGCTTTATGGTGCATATAAGTGTTATGTACAGGATTCTACATCAGCGATGGCTTTTTCTAACTTATCTGCATACATGGACCAGTTTAGCAATGCCTGTCCAAACCATGTTTTTGTAGCGATATTAAATCTTATGCTCTCTAGGTGACTTCTAGCATCCTCTAAGCCACTACACTGCACAACCAACTCATAACTTTCAACAAGGCGTTTTAGGTCGTCATTCATTTCTTTTGTTCTGATATTATCATTCTCAAGAAATTGCTTTACCGCCTTCAAACCCATAGCTTTAAAAAACTCATTTGCTTTCATTTCTTCATATCCTCTCGAATTAATTTTTTAATGTATGTGCTGAACTCTTTGTCTTTGATGTGAGTTAGAATATCAGCGTCCCTAACAAAACCTAGAGAAACCTTTTTGACTTCTCTCGTGTAGTTATAGTCTTTTTTCATACAACAGCCCAATATTTACCATTATAAAAATCAAAATTCCCGATGTAATCAATTTCATCAAGAAAGAAGCATTTGCACTCACTTAGTTTTTTCATTGCTCTAACTCGCAACTTTTCACCATTAATAACAACAATAGCTTGACCATAACCATCTAAATTTGAATTTGCATCTCTCCATAATATCTTAACAATTTCAACCTCGAAAACTTTTGACTTGGGTTTATTTTTCTTTGCATTTGGATTAACTTTCTTAATACAGGTATATCCATAAACACCACCCATATAAAAATATGGACTTGTAACCTCTGTGCCACAACATGAACAATTAAACATAACCACACCTCACCTTATATATTATTATTATGCTGTGGCTACAGCTATTAGTACAATAAGTAATTCTAATATGCTTATTCATTTTTCTTATGCATTAAAAAAGCCCACTATTTCTAGTGAGCTTCCGTCAATTGTAGTTGCGCTACAGGTTATATTGTAGCATTAATCAAATAGTCTTAACCCGCAGTCACTTCACCCGATTTAGGCGAGCGGATATTATTCTCTAATGCTGAAATCAAATAGCCTGGCTGATCTTGTGGCTCAATGATATAGCGATAATGTCCAGATTCATTGATAGCCACGACACGGCATATCTTACGCATAGTGAGGGCAAGGTCGCAGTTAATAAGGAAGCAGTTAGAGCCTAGTTTCATGGATAGAATACCTTTCGCAAATCACTAATCAAAACCAATTCTGTTCCGTCTTCTGCTGCTAAATCCATTAGATATTTAACCTTGTCTTCTCGTTCAGCCATTTGGTTAATTTCTTTTTGCATATCTGTTATGCGGTCTTCAAGAACTTCTTCTCTTTCTATACTCATTATCTTATCTCGTAGTTGATTGACTGTCTTAAATTACCAGTGTCCACTAGCGGCTTGCTAGACCTCTTGCGTTTAATCGTTGCTGGTGCTAGTGCTGCAAATTCACCGCTTGCAATCTTTAATCTAACATCATTCATGGCAATAGTTCCAAGTCTTGAATACGCCTCATAAGCAGGTGTGCCATTCTTAATAGCATCTGGAATATTGGTAGCAAATATCCGTGCGTATTTATCGGCTTGTTCTAACACCGTAGAGCGCAAGAAACTACGTTCTGGTATATTGTTAGCCAATGAGCCAAATTCATTCACCATCGCTATCATAGCGTTACCACGGACACCATTAGATGACCGTGGCACACCAACATAAACCCTTTCTTTGTTTAGCTCTTTAAGATACGTCATGAGTCTGGCTAGACCCTTGCCGTTGGTGTTTCTTATGATCATCGCGTCACCGTTCCTGCACAGCCAAAACCAACACCACCATAAACACGTCCAGTCGGTTTAATCAGCATCAACAATTCCCAATACCGACGACCATATACAGTTAAGGCATAATCTCCAGCGTTCACATAAATACCACTGTTCTTGCTGCCCATGCCTTTTGATAGTTTACCAATGGCTTTAGATGTGGTTTCCTGCTGTACTGTATTAATAGGTGTGCCATTGCCATTCAAGCCATACTTCATCGTTATCATGTGAGCTGTCAGCGATAAGATGCCCTCTTTATATTGTGCAGCCCATACCGATGCAGACATGGAGTTTTGCGCCAATTCATGAAAGAATGTGACGCGCTCATCTGGTGCGGTTGATAGCTCTGGGTATGCGACTCTAAACTGTGCTAGAAAGTCCATAAATGTAATCCTAAATAAAAACCATTATAGCCGATGCCCTGCTTTGATTTCTGCATCGGTGGCGTGTCTAAACCCTAAATTATAAAAAAGCTCTTTGTGTTGTTCGCAAACTATTTGAATTTCTTCCCCTGTTTCGGCAAGAAGTACCTTGTCATTAATTTCAAGAATATTGTGTTCTCTGCGGTATTGGAGTAGGTATTTAGCTAACACCTTATATAGGTCATCATTTTCTCTCACGTGATTTACGA